GCTCCTGTAATCTCAGAGCATGAGAGAAAAAAGCGCATGCGTGAGATGAAGGCTGAAATAAAGCGCAACAGAAAAGAACTGTCAGGAATAGCAGCAAAGCCTCCTTCGATCCTCGAACATCTGGAAGACTTCGATGCCTAAAAAGAAACCTGATGATGTAAATGCAAAGCCTGACAGCAATCTGCCGGTGAAGAAAAAGCCGGGAAGAGTAACAACCTATTCCCCAGACATAGCAGACAAGATCTATGATCTCATGGTCGAAGGAATGGATATGACTGAGGCCTGCAATGCATTGGGTTTGAATAGAGGCACTGTGTATCGGTGGAAGGATGCAAATCCAGAATTCGAGTCTCTTTGCGCGCGCGCACGGGAAGCGATGATGGAAAAGAGGATCAGCAACCTTCGTGCTTTGATCAAAGAGTATGAGGATGACAAGACGAAAGACCCTCAGTTCCTGAAGTACAAGCTTTCGCTGGAGCAGTGGAACGCAGAGCGCATTGCGCCGCGCATGTACGGGCTGAAGAACAAGACTGAGATCAGCGGCGTGAATGGCAATCCGATCCAGATACAGCAGCACAGCATCATCGACAGCCGCAACCTGACGCAGGACGAGCGGGAGATGCTCAGACAGGTTCTATTGGCCGCACAGAGCCGGGAGGAAGCCGATGAAGACGAATGACGTTCTGGAGGCTCTGGGCGACCTGTACGGGCTCTCACGCGATCCTGTGGTGCTTGACGCTATGGGCGAGATCGAAGGCCAGCGGGAGACCATTGCAAGGCTCGCCGGCATGGTCATGGCGAACGTGCTTCTGGTCGAGCGGCTCTTCAAGGCTGGGCATCTGACGGAGGAAGAGTTCATTGCCTTCAGCAAGGGCTCGCAGGCCTACCTGACGGACTGCGGGATTCCGGTGCGCGACAACAGGGCGGTCATACGGGGTTTAAACTGATGCGTAAGCCGGTTTCCCGCCGGCATTGGAAGAAACGGTGGCTAAAGGGCCTATGGCTCCCCACGGTCGTTTTAAGGGCCTACAAGCTATCCCCGCCTGATGGCTATATCGAGCAACCCCATCCAGCGCTGAAGCATATTGCGCGCTATGTCGATGATCTTGAGGATCAGCTCGAATACATGAAAGACATCGGCGTCGCAGTGCATAAGTACGTCACGGGCTATTCTCGCATGCGGGTGGCTCTGTTGATCTTGGCCGGTGATACGCCGCTAAGTGACAAGATCGACACGCTCGACCTTGCCAAGCGTTTTGCTGCTGAAGCTGTGAAGTTCACAGACGAAGACTGAGCCGCACAGGTATCAGAGCGCGACAGGCTGACATGGTGAAGACTGTGGACAGACCATTGCTTGAGTAAATGCGCACCTTTACAGTCCATGCAGATCAGAGGAGGTCTGCATGGCTGAAATTAGGATCACCGGCTTTGATGAGCTAGAGCGCACTGTCGTTCAAACGCGCGACTTGGTTGCGCTTATCCTGCATCAACAGAAGAAACAACCTGAGCGTGAATCGCTGCTCGCTTGCGTCAACGCAATGCAGACTGTGATCGAGAGTTTGATCCTTGCTCATGAGGAACTTGCTGGTGGTCAAACGCCTGCGAGCATAGACGCGCGTCATGCAATGAATGCTGCGCAGATGCTGAAGCATCAAAACGGTGAAGTGCCGTGGTTTGAATGGGTATTCCCTGAAGAGCAAGATGGGCAGAAGTTTGAGAAGGCAACACGCGGCCAACCATTTGTGAAGACAACGCGCCTTGTGAAGAAGACTGCTCCTGCAAAGAAAGCACCGGCAAAGAAGGGCAAACGCAAATGACTGATGATAACAATATCTTTGTTATGCCTGTGCCAAAATTGGGAGACGGTCTTCCATCCTCCATGACGTATGAGATAGCAACGCTGCGCGACCAGTTCGCGATGGCTGCGCTGACAGGCATCTTGAGCAAGCATGATAACTTGCTGTCTGAGCGTGTGGCTGAGATCGCATTCGATTACGCCGACGCCATGATGGAGGCGCGGAAATGAACCGCGAAGACATAATCCAAGAGATGATCCGTAGTGAAGAACGACACAAGCAGTCACTCGCTGATCTCAAAGCCTTTGAGTTTAAAATGGCGGTGATCATGATCGTTAGTGGTTGTTTTATGCTTGGCGGCGTTATCAGCTTTATCGCGTTGAAGGTGATGCAATGAAATGGCAACCTATTGAGACTGCGCCAAAGGATGGGACGCCCATCTTGGCTTCACTTGGCCCTTTTATGTACATCGTCTTCTGGTCAGACCATCCAGACCTAAAACACCCATATGCGTGGTGGGAACAGGGCCATGCGGAATGGGAAAACGAAAAGTTGATTGGGTATCACGAACATTTCTATCCAGCTTCACCAACCCACTGGTTGCCTTTGCCAAAGCTACCAAAGGAGGGACTGCAATGACCAGCAACGAGATGTGGGTTCTCTGCGGCGACTGCGAGCATAAGTGGGTTGCTGTGCATCTGCCCATGACGATTGAAAAAGTCGCGGCAATCATGAAACGGCTGATCTGTCCAAAATGCGCGAAGGCTGGCAAGATTTATATATGCGAGGCCGCGACACAGGATACGCATGTTTCGGTTGGCAGCGGCGGCGGTTCTGGTCGTATTCAAACTGGCGGTGGCGCTATACGCGGCCACATTACTATTCCTGCGGGTGGGCCTGAAGGGTGGGCAGGGGAGAAGAAAGATGCAGAATGATCTTCTCTTAAGAATGCAAAGCTGGTTGGATGCTCAACCGCCCCAAGAGGGCCGCACGTTTGATTTGATGCACCCTGAAGTCCTGATCAGTTCGGCACTGCAAACGCTGGTGCTGCAAGAGCGGGCGCTGCGGCTTGGCATTGATATGCGCGAGAAGCAGAAAGCTTATTTTAAAAGACGGTTTCAAGACGTTTTGCTCGATTGCAAGAAGGCCGAGTCTGCCTTTGATAAAGCTGCCATTGCCGCACTAGGGGGGACGAAAGATGATGCTTCAGCTTGATCCGCCAATCCCGATTGATACACCAAAGGGCAAGGCTCTTGCTCATGTCCTAATAGATTACGGTGTTGAGTATGATCTTCTCTGGGTCTGCTTTCATGAAGACAAAGAGTGCTGGACTTGGAGAAACCAAGACATCCGCGCAGATGAGAACATTACGATGGGACGCCGGCGCGCATGACACGTTTTGTGCGAAGCTGGATTTAATGTTAAGATGACACCATGACACACAGGCTTATCAAGAGCGGTTGGCATTACACGTTTGGCTGGCTCCGTCGCCCGGAGCTAGACGATGCGAATGGCTATTGCTACGAAGCTCCCGATGGCGATCTGATCTTCACAACGAAGGCAGGACACTCCGTCAGGCTTTACCTTGACTGCCTTGAGGACGAAGTGACAGGCGAGCGTTATGTGGCCTTTACGCGGCTTCCTATAAGGCGATGGGCAAGGGCAAGCAAATGAAGATGCTTGAGCTGGAAGGCAGGCGCATCTCGATAGAGCAGCAGCTCTTTGATCTTGATCGTGCGGATGCAGAGGCATCGCTTGCTGAGTTCATCAGACAGGCTTGGCATGTGATCGAGCCGGGCTCGCCGACGCCTTACAATCGTTTGCTGATCAACGTGCCACCGGGCACGATGAAGTCGCTCATCACCAACGTGTTCTGGCCTGCATGGGAGTGGGGACCAAAGAACATGCCGTGGCTGCGCTATGTCTGCGCTGCGCACAAGGTGGAGAACCTTTCTGCGCGAGATAGCCGGCGCATGCGACAGCTTATTACCAGCGAGTGGTATATGGAGCGGTGGGGCGAGAGAGTATCGCTTGCGAAGGATCAGAACGAGAAGCTGAACTTTCAGAACAGCGTGGGCGGATTCCGTATTGCTACAGCCATCACGAGCCTCACGGGTATCCGTGGCGACCGGGTGATCATCGATGACCCTCACAGCGTGGATTCTGCGGCCTCTGAGACGCAACGCGAGACTGAGGTGACCACGTTCCTTGAAGCAATCCCGACCCGCCTCAACAACCCTGTAAAGAGCGCCATTGTCGTGATCATGCAGAGACTGCATCAGGACGATGTCTCCGGCGTCATCCTCGACAAGGGGCTTGGCTACGATCACATCATGCTGCCCATGCGCTATGACCCTGTCAGGGCGTCATGCACAAAGCTTGGCTATGAAGACCCGCGTGAGGAGGATGGCGAGCTGCTATTCCCTGAGCGGTTTCCTTTGGACGTTGTGGATCGCGACGAACGTGCGATGGGTCCGTATGCGACTGCCGGCCAGCATCAGCAAGAGCCTGCGCCTCGCGGTGGCGGCGTTATCAAGCGCGACTGGTGGGTGCTATGGGAGCGCGAGAAGTTCCCGCCTCTGGACTACGTCATTGCGTCTCTCGATACGGCCTACACGACCAAGACAGAGAACGACGTCAGCGCCGTGACTGTTTGGGGCATCTTCAGCGGCGGCGATCAGGTAGCCGTTGCTACGCGACAGATTACGCCTGACGGCGATCTCGTCAGTGCTGTAAGGCGCACATACACGGAAGAGCACCCAAAGGTTGTGATGCTCTGGGCGTGGCAAGAAAGGCTTGAGCTGCACGAGCTTGTGGTGAAGGTGGAAGACACCATGCGCAAGTTCAAGGTTGACAAACTGCTCGTTGAAAACAAGGCGGCAGGCATCAGCGTCGCGCAGGAATTGCGTAGGCTTTTCAACCATGTAGACTTCGCGGTTCAACTGGTTGATCCGAAAGCGCAGGACAAGCTTGCCCGTGTTCATTCGATTGCGCATCTGTTTGCAGAGGGTTTGATCTACGCGCCTGATCGTTCGTGGGCAGACAACGTCATCAAGCAGTGCGAAATATTCCCCAAGGGCAAGAACGATGACTTGGTGGACACTGTCAGCATGGCTCTGTAGCATCTGCGCGAGACAGGCCTGCTTGTGCGTGGCGCTGAGTGGACGGCTGACATCGAGTCCCAGATGCAGCACACCGGCTCTCCGCCTGCACCGCTCTACAGTGTTTAGGATTGTAGTTTGGAGGCAAAAACTATAATCGACCCTGCGGCGATTGTAGTTGGCTTCAATCAAGTTTGCTTGTTGTGCTATAGTGCACCCGGTTTTATCGGGGGGATAGATGGCACAGGTTTTAGCAAACGCGGTGGTGGACGTTATCAAGCCCGCCACTCCGCAGAGGGTTGGCAATTTCCGCGTCGAGGTTTGGGGCAAGGAACCTTATGACTATGTTCGCGTCTATGAAATCTTGGCAAAATCCGATACTATAGCTGCCCAAGAGGGCATAAGCCGTTTCGTCTATGAGATGGAAACCATGCCCGTCGAAGGGAATTAACTCATGCCAATGACGCCGGGCCTGAAGCCAAACCTCCGTCAGCTCTTTCCATCAGCGGAAGAGCTCGCGCCGGCTGACGATGATTTTGGTGTTGTCATTGAAGAAGGCGGTCCTGAGATCGAGCAGGATGACAACGGCGAAATCCTTCGCATTGAGCATCCTGATGGCTCAGTGACGATCTCGCTAAACGGCAAAGGCCTTGGCGACAAAGATGACACTGCAGAACGTGCTCAGGAGTGGTTCCGCAACCTTGTCGATGAGATTGATGAAGGTGAGCTGGTCAGGATTTCTGATGAGCTCATGCGTGGCATCAAGGATGATCTGACAAGCCGCCAAGATTGGATTCAGGATCGCGCTCAAGGCATCAAGCTTCTTGGCTTGAAGGTTGAGATACCGGGCCTGCAAGGCGCTACAGACGGCGCTCCCGTTGAAGGCATGAGCAAGGTTCGCCATCCGCTTCTTCTTGAGGCGGTTTTGCGTTTTCAGGCCAATGCACGAAGCGAGATGCTGCCGACCGATGGCCCTGTGAAGGTGCGCAACGACGCCAATGCATCAACGATCCAGCAGGATACGTTTGCAAATGCGTTGGAGAAAGACCTAAACCATTACCTGACAGCGGTTGCCAGCGAGTATTATCCTGACACTGACCGCATGCTGTTGATGCTTGGTTTTGGTGGCACTTCTTTCAAAAAGATTTACTTCTGCCCGCTGCGCAATCGTCCTGTCAGCGAGTCTGTCGATGCTGATGACTTAATTGTCAACAACTCGGCTACTGATCTGCGTAATGCCAAGCGTATTACGCATAAGGTAATGATGCGCCCTTCGACAGTGAAGCGGCTGCAAATCCTTGGCGTGTACAAGGATGTTGAGCTTGCAACGCCAAAGCCTGTAGAGCTCGATGAAGTAAAGCGTATGAAGAACGATCAGCAGGGCATTGCTCAGGAGAGCTTTAACCCTGAAGACCGTGATCGCGAAATCTACGAGTGCTATTGCGAGCTCGATGTTGGCGGCTTTGAGCACAAGTACAAAGGCAAAATTTCCGGTCTTGAAATTCCGTATCGCGTAACGATTGACGTTTCGACAAAAGAAATCCTGTCGATTGTTCG